TTATTCTATAAACTTTTTGTTTACGTGACCTACTTTTCCCTTGTATCGTACTTTAGCATACCAAGATTTGGAGCTCACAAAAAGGACTTCAACTTTTGCCCCCTTTGGAATTCGCAAATAGCTACCGGTCAATTTACTTGTGGCTTTCCAGAGCAGCAGTCCTTTATCTCTTACCACCCTCTTTGTCCATGATTTTTTGAACATTTCCGGTGTTTTGTAAGTTCTTTTCAATTCCGTTGCCGTGCTACCCCATTTTGGCAAGTAGAAATGTGGCGTATCGACAATGGATTTCCAATCTCCGCCCCAACCAAGTCCGATACTTTTAGCAATTTTTGCTACTTTCTTGATCGTGTTAATATCATACAGATCCTTTTTGTACTGAATCGCAATATCAAACGCAATGCCCCACATATGCTGACTAGAGTATGTGCTTCCTTTTGCGTTCGTTACTACCTTGCCCGGCTTTGTACGTCCTTTAGCATACAACTGATCTTGATATTTCTTCGTCCGAAATCCTTCTGTGATGATCAAATATATTTTCTTTTTTGCACACTTTTTCAGCAGCACCGTCAATTTATAATCCAGCCAAGGGTGCAGCTTCGTTCTGTCAATTCTAACGTCATGTTCTTTCTTCATAGTCTGTTTCCTCCATTTCTGTATCTTCCTTCAATATATTCCCTTCATGTTCCACTGTTCCCTTCAGGACAGCAATCACTTTTGTCAGAAATGCAGGTACCTTCACTCCCATTCTCCCGGCATTCTCCGTGATGCTCAAGCATTCGTTCAGAATGAACCACGCTGTGACCAGCGTAGAGAAGAACATGGTCATCGGAAGTGTGACCGACAATACTCCTGACAGCTTATAGATCAGGAAATCTACGATCATTGATGCCAAAATGACAAGTATGTAACCAAATTTCTTGAAGATCCCTATCATTCCTTTCCTGCTGCTCCATCCGTATGACTTATCATCCGGGTGTTCCACTGCCTCCTTGGCACTTGCGGCCATGCCGGCCAGAAAATCAATGACCATTGCTGCAGCTACCGCCACTAGCATCCATCCAAGCAATCCACACTTTGACGCAATGGTTGCCGTTATTGTTGACAGTCCTAACTGTGCTGCATAAATTTGTAATTTGTCCATAATGTACCTTCCTTTCCGCCTTACGGCTGTGGCATTTTAAGCCTATATTCTATAGTTTTCGTTTCGTTTGGTGCAATTGTGATCGGTTCTTCCAGTACCGTGCGGTCATATAGGCATGTCCAATACGTACTTTGTGATCTGATATATCCAATCTCTTTGATCACTAGATCGTCAGCTTGATTGTTCGTGATGCTGGCGCATATGATCATGCCCCGGCTCTTATAAACTTGGTTCATGTCAGACGGATATGAAGCGACACAGCCAAATCCATCTGTTATTTGATTTTCCAGCTTATAGTCATCAACAGTTGGCGGAGTAGTTCCATCACCTATAATGATCCCTATTGCTGGACTTCCTGTGCCTGTTAATTGATCTCTATCTGCTGTATATGCCATGTTTCCATACTGATATGGATTGAAGTTGTCTGTATCCACGTAGGAAGATTTATCTGTCACTTTCTTTCCATCTGTCTTTACCATGTCATACCTATTTAATTCTGTATAATTTGCAAGTCTCCCTGCTACTGCAAGATAAAAGTTATTAGTCAGCATATTATCCCTCCATTTCTTTACCTTTTATGCTCATTTCGTATATCGCCCATCCATATGTACTGCTTTGCCTACCACCTGCAAGCAACAGCACACGGAATGCGCAATATCCTTTTCCATTAGTTACACTATAGGTTCGTGTTTGCGTAGATTCATAGGAACCTAATTCCACCACATCAGATACATCTTCCCAAACTGAGTTCTCATCTATGGTAGCGCTCTCGCATCCTTGTATCTTGAATTTAGGTGTTCCTGCGTTATCCGCACTTAGCGTCAAACTGATTATTGCCTCATACACCACATCGTGGAAGTTGTAACCTAAATACTTTCCGTCCTGGTTGTCCGTGCTTTCAGTCGACCACAATGTCGATGTGTTTCCGTCAAAAGCTCGCCATGGCTGCCTATCATCGCTGTATATCGAGTTTGCAAACGCATAACCCTGTGCTTCCTCTGCGTTTGCAAAAAACCTGTTAGCCGTGATGTTTTGTATTTCGATCTCACTCGAATAATTTGCACCATCGCTTGAACATATTTCGATCATATTGTCAGTATTGATACTTCCAGCGTTACTTGCTGGCATTGTACTTATAACCTTACTGCCCCCGCCGCCACCCTCTATCCCGGCTATCTTATCTGCATAGCTCCGGAACGTATCTTCATCCGTCACCGTAACCTGTTGCTTGATAAGAGCCTGCTTAATAGCTTCTTTCGTCTCCGACAGATAGCTTAGCTTTTCTTTTAGGGTTCCCACTAGATCACCTCCCCATTGATAGTATCTACCAGCATTGACGTTTCTTCGATCTTGCCCGATAAATCTTGGTAGGCATTGTCCAGTTGCGTTGCTATCTTGGTGATGTCCTCGTCCATTTTGTTGAGGTTCTCCGCGGATAAGCTAGTACCCCCTACACGCTTGTTTTTCCATCCGATCGGATCATGCGTTACTTTTTCGTACACGTTAATCGCCCTCCTTCAATTCGATGCAGTAGTCCATCGTTATCTGCGCCCAATCTGCTGCCGCTGTCCCGTATTGATATATTTCTATGCCAACCTCCGGTCCGATCAAGGTCAACCGTGCTCCCGCCTGTGCTCCAGCTCCGGACTGCGATGTCAAGATAGGATACATGACTGTTTGCTTAGCGTTCATCGTTACCGGTGCAATGTTGAATCCTGCAAATACATCCGGCAGGAACATCGCTACCGTTGTCCATTTACCGGCCGGAATCGTACCTCTCACATCCATGGCAAGATGCACCACGCCGTCTGCCAGCTTAAAGCATGATGTATAGGCATCATTTATGGTAAATCCATTCGCCATAACCCAATTGATCGCATCAATTTTCCATAGATCAACAGCGTCAAAAAATGGTGCCGTAGCGGCGAAGTAACTGCTCACCTGCGCGCTGTAAAAGCGATTTATCTCCTTGCCACTTACAGCATGGTAAGCAATTTCTGCCGCAGGGTACTCTTCGATTGTCTCCCAGTCCTGCGCATCGCCAAATGTACGCTGTTTTATCATGTTTGTCTGCCATGTTCCGTTTTTATGCTCCGTACTGACTGCTGTGCGATACTTTGTCATCAGACCACTAGTGCTACGTTCTTCCCATGTGTCCGTTACATTAGTATAATACACGCCTTCTGGTGACAAACCTGCCGTGACCATATTATCACCAGTGCCATATTGCATCTCGATCAAAGGCTCATTGCTGTCTGATACAATTTTGATACTGCCACCAGTGATCGTAATGTTGGCCGCTGTTACGTTGCCCTCTTCGTCTAGCGTGAAATTCTTAGTCAGTATCTTAATAATATCTTTGCTCAACTGAAAATTCGGGGCCTCAATGGTTATTCCCTCGCCGGCCGACAAATTAATCGTGCCACCAGATAACAGTTCAATAACCTCGTCCGCCGACAGTTCGATATTGTTGGCTCCCACCTTAAACTCTGTACCTTTTTCCGGGTCAGATCCTAAGCTGACTTGTACGAGATTGCCATTGTCCGTTACCTTAAGCACTATTGTGTTGTTGGTCTGCTCGTACTGTGATGATGTCTCCTCTTCCAGATCTGACATCTCAATCCGCACGCCATCAATATCCTTTTGAATCTTTAGGATCTTGGCTTTCGTCCGGATCAACTCCGAAGAATCGCTCACGTTATTGGATCGTGTTTCACTGCCTTTTGCCTCGTAGGTGTCCCTTAACATCTGAATGCCGGACAGTGTACGGCTTAGCACATAAGATTCCACCACATCTTCTTTTTCGACCGAATATACATCGCCAACCTCTACATACGGCAGACCGATCAACTCCGTTGTATTTGGGCGGTAAATAATATCCTTGATTACATTTAGAATATTCTCGGCTATTGGTTTTAGTTCTGCGGCCGTCTTTCCAAATAGCAAAGCATTTCCGGAAATGATATACGGATTTTCCGCTGTTCCGACTGTGCATCCAACATCATCGTCCTCTGTACGTACATTGATGCCGGTAATGTATTTTGTCATGTATTCCTCAAATTTTGCCGTTATGTACTCTGCTCTCGGTTCCTCGTCCGAAATGCCAAGCGCAACTGAGGATGCATTGCCATTCTCCGGATACAGGTCTACATCCGGGTACCGATCTTCATCCGGGTACAGCCCGGAAGATTGCAAGGTCGTTACCTCAAATCTGCCATTACGATTCATTCGGCCAAAACCGCCGTGGATCTCGCACATCCACTTGAGCATCATTAATCCGGTGCAATTGTCTCCCGATGGCTGCAGACTTTTGCTGATGATCATGTCATCGTTGATTAATGACTGCTCTTCATACGGGATCCCTAAGTGCTGCAACAATGATTCGCGCATTGCTTTAAGCGTAGTCGTCCCATAGTTTTTCACTATTACCGTGATCTCGGTGCCATTATCATCGGTCTTGGTGACCGCGTTCGATGAGATCACCGGAAATAATCCCTCATACCAATCAGATATACTAGCAGAAGCATTGTGCATCGCATCATATGCCACAACTCTCTTATAGTCCCTATCGTCCACCATTCCTACAGAATAAACACGATACTTTCCCATTGGGATCTCTGCCACAGCATTGCCTTCTTCGTCCACTGTCTCCAACGTAGACATAAACTCCATACCACTAAGATCATTCTGCAAGATCTCTGACACCTCAAATTCGCACGAAGATGCAATGCAGCCACCAAGCGTTAAATCTTCATTACTGCAAATACTCTCTTCAATCTTCACAGATTCTGTGTGGATTGTTTCATTATCGATCGTTAAATCAAGATCCGGAAAATACATTTTGTATCGATTAAAATACCCCTGTGAGTAGAACGCTCTTTTTTGCTGTTCAGTCAATTCAATCATTACAATCATCCTCCTAATGCTCAATCAACGCCAAACGGATCGGCAAATACATTGGTGCTCCGTGATACAACCCGCCATATTGAAACTGTACATCAGGCATATAGAACTTACCCGTGGAGTAATCATCTTCCCAGTCGTTGTAGTACCTTGCACGAATAGTTCGAGAAGAGTAGTCACCATCCCCCTGCTTATACCCCTTTCGTATTGCCAAGATCAATTTACATTTATCCTCATAAGTCAAATATGGCGTGTTCCACTCAATCTTTGTACGACTGTGTTTCAACACCTTACGCTTCAAATAGCCGTCACCATTTACGTAAGAATCAAGATCCTGCATCTGATTAGGGGTAATAGTCAACGCACCATTAGGCTGTATGTATTTGTACGATAGCTTCTGATAGGTATAACCACTACTTTTGCTATAATCTATCGGCAAAGCAAGCAATCCCTTAGATGCGGAATAAGCCATGATTCAACCATCCTCCTTATTTTGCACACAAAAAAGACACCCACCATTTGGTGAGTGCCTTAAATCTCTGATAACAATATAACATGACTAAAATGTGAATTGTGTGAAACTATGTTTACTCTTCCATTCCCTTTTTATATCCATAACCATAGCCACCCAAAGCACCTGCCACAAGACTGACAACACTAAAAATAACCTTTTCCATAACACTAGGCTGATTCTTTAACAAAATAATTATCACAATCATAAATACCAGTGCACTCAAAATTATTACCCCTTTAAATATCTTATCTTCATGGTGCTCTTTAAAACTTTCTTGCATCGCAACTCTAGAATCATTAAGATACTGAGATATATGATCTGAGGTTATTTTCTTTGAAATTGCATTTTCTGGCGTAGCAGATATTGCACTAAACTGCAACGACATAATCCTTCTCACTACATTTGCTTGCTTTTGATCCGGAATAGAATCAAGCACTTCATCAATTTCCTTCGGAAGCGTACCATCCGTTACTGCAATTTCATTATCCGCATCGTCTTCCTGCTTTTTTCCCTCGGACAATAAATCTGGATCTTCTTCTGCCATGTTCATTACCTCCTAATATCGTACTAGCAATTTCGTTTCTCATGGTGACTGTCATATGATTGACACCCTTTACACACCCATCAAAAACAGAATTAGATAACTCCATCTTTGTCTCCGTTTTACTCAATGGTTCATGCCAAACATATGAATTTTTATTACTAGTTAAATAAAAACCATTCATATTCCTCGCCTTTTCTTTCCTCATAAGCTACACCTCCCATAATAAAGTATGCAACTTATTAAATAATCCTACACAAAAATGTAAAAATTACTTCTATGCTAAGTTGTAAATGCATATGATATTTTTCATCTTCATAGTAACATTATACTTTCAATATGTCAAATAGACTATTGCAGCACCGCATAATTATTTTGTCCGCTCTGTATACCTTTTTCCTATTAAACCGCTTCATTCAATAGCTTTTCTGCAACCCCACCATGTCTGTAATGATTTCTGCAACCACCTTTGCATCTTCAAAAAAATATCCCGAAATTTTCCATAAATCTGCTGGTGTCGCTACCTCCTGTCCGAAATACTATCTCGTCAAGATTGCCGATAGCACCCTTGCCCTTTCCAATAAAACACTTAACTCCAAAACTTTATCTTCTGATTCTTTCATGATATTCCCTACTCCTTTCTGCCATAATTTCATAGTATTTAGCACTCACATACAGAAAGAAATTAGAATTTTCTTCTCTTACCACACGAATTTATCCAAAAAGAATTTTGCCATATTGTACCACACCACGATACAATATGACAAATTTTTCTAGATATACAGCGGTTTTCCGAATCGATTTTTATGATCGGTATTCGCCTTGGTGGTTATACGCACGATATCTCCATCTGATACTCCCTCCACATACAAAGGTTGTCCACTTGATCCATTTCCCATAGCATTGATTGCATTGCACACTTGAGTAAGCACAGGATTAAGAGCATTAAATACGCCATCTGACACGGATTGTACAATTTGATTGTTGTTGGCTACAGCAGTCTTATTTCCAATCGTACCTACAAGCTCCGGTCCTTTCTCTCGTGCTAAGAAGTACTGGCCCTGCTCCGGGAATCCACCCGTGGCAAATTTAGGCATTGCTATCGTTTTTAAGTTAAAACCAAAATCTTTACCTCCAATTTTAGGGACCCACTTAGGAATCGAAACCTTAATCTTATTGATCGCACCGATAATATACTTATTGATCCAATCAATGATCAATTTTATTCCACTTTTCACAGCATCCGTAATGAGACTGACTGAAATTTTCTTATCAGTCAAGCTATCCCAAGCTTTTTTGACTTTATTAAATGCTTTCGTACCTTCCTGCTTGAGAGTCTGGGTTACTTCTCTGTCCTTGATTTTATTCCAAATCCTAGACACCTTTTCGATTGCGCTCTTACCTTTCTCCTTCAAGGTCTTTGTTGCCTGTCCAGATTTGATAGCATCCCAAGACTTCTTCGCCTTATCAATGATATCCTTGCCTGTCTGCTCAAGTGTCTTAACAGCTTTGCTATCCTTAATGGCCGTCCAACGGGATTTAAGTGCTGCTAATGCCCCTGCTGCCTTTTCCTTGGCATCTGCTGTCAATGTAGATACTTTGTCCTTAATAGCGTTCCAAGCACCTTTTACCTTGTCCAACGCCCCATCTACTTTTTCCTGTACGGCAGCTTTAAGAGTCACATACTTATCACCCCACCAAGCCTTAACACCGTTCCACCAACCGGAAATACTCTTTTTCCAATCTCCAAAAGTTGTTTTAATCGCTAATGCCTTATTTCCCCACCAATCCTGCACATCTACCCACCAATCGGCAAACGCTGACCAGAAATCTGACCAATCATCATCGGTAAAATGAATAAAATCTGAAAACTTCCAATCAACCTGATATTGTTTCATATCTTCAGAAACAAGTTCATCGCCGATGGATTTTCCAATCTTTGCACCAATACCAACCGCCGCTACTGCTGCTACAAGCGTTGTTGCCACTGTTGCCGCTGTTGCCGCTGCGCCTGCGGTCGCTAGCCCAGAAAGACTTCCTGTCATAAGCGCTGGAACTTGTGCAAAGGCAGTTGTAATTCCAGTTCCAATTGCACTTGCGATTCCACTCACTGTAGCTGTTTCAGCTCCAACTGCAGTTGCAATTTTACCCATTATTTTCCCCGCCAATGGCTTGACATAATTCATTCCGAAGTCCTTCACTTTGCCTAATGCTATTTCTATAGCACCTTTTATTTTGCCGCCTAATACTGTTAATGCTGTCTCATCTTTTTCTAAGGAAATACCAAGCACTTTCAATATTTTAGTTGCTGCCTTCTCCATTGATTTTGTGGTAAGCGTTGAAAGCTTAATAAAACCTAACGCAGTAACAATTGCTGTTTCGACTGGAGATTGTGTAAAAGCACCTTTTATCGCTTCCGCAAGTGCCCCTAATATTTTTATGGCAACATCCCTAAGATTCCACACAATTCCTTTAAAATCAATAGAGCCAATTGCAGTTGCAATTGCTTGCCCCACACTATCCCACTTCACAGTACTCAGTGCCGTTGAGATGGATGTAAGGATTCCAGAAATCCCCCCAGAAATAGTCTGACCAAGCTCCTGCCAACCATTTAATCCAGTTTTTTTGTTGACTTTATTCATGACAGCAAACGCATCATTAATCCCCTGTCCCAAGGCAGTGCCAAGACTACTGAAATGAAATGTTTTTATAGCTCCGAAAGCCAGTTCAATAGCTGCTCTTATTTTGGTGGCCGTGCCCTTGAGATACGATTGAATAACACCGGTATCGATCCAAGCATTAAGTGTTGTGGCAATAGCTTTGCCAAGATTCAACCAATTTACTGTCGAAAAGAATGTTGTTTCTGCTTCAATTGCCGCTTTCATGGATTTTCCAATAGCACTACCAAGTCCTGCCCAATCAAGTTTAGCTACAAACCCATTGATAGCAGTTGCAAGCAATTTGGCAACCTTTTTCGCCCCTTTTGCAAACTGGTCCACATTGTCGTTGACCCATGAAATCCCCTTATTGAGCCAGCCAGCAATGGCAGAGCCAATGTCTGTACCATTCCCCGACTTCCAAGCTTTTTTAAATAACTTAGTCAACTTATTGGCAAATTTTTCTGCATCATTAGTCATATTTTTATAAGCCTTATCCCAAACAGTCTTGTAATCAGCTAAAGCATTAGACAATTGACTGGTAAGATCGATAGGCTTACTATTCTTATCATCATCCTTTTTTGTATTATCAGAATTAGTATTGATCACATTAAGCTCGTCAAATCCCATGAGCTGCTTGGACAGTTTCTTAACAGAATCTGATGTATCATCAACGGCATCCTTAGCATCGTCAGCAGAATCTTCCAGTCCATCAAAAGCATCTGAATAGCCACCCCCGGAAGAGCCAATCACTTTACTTAAATCGACTCCAAGCATGGATGCTGTCCACTCAAAAAGTCTGCGAATGGCAATAACCAGTCCATTGATATATGGCAGTATCTTTGCCACTGCAGGCAACACTATAGCACCTACTGTTCTCGATAACGATCTAAAGTTATTATTCAATAAGCGTAACTGATTTGATGGCGAATTAATGGTTTTTGCAAGATCTCCCCATGATACCTTGGATTGATCCAAAATAGCCAACATACGAAGCTGCATTTTTTCCGACTGTGACATAGCCGAAACATTCTTTTTGATTCCGTTTGCAAGGGCATACTGTTTTAATGTTGCATTTGATGTATCAATACCAAACTTATACAATGCCCTAGACTGCCCCAGTAATCCCGATGAAAAGTTATTCATAACTGTATCCATATCAAGATTTTTGAAGGAAGACATATCTCCGGCAAGCATAGATAAAGCTTCGGATGTTACCACAGATGCTTCTCCTGTCATTCCAACTGAATTTGTCACCTGCGCTACACTGCCAGCATAGTTGGTCATTTGTGTCGGATCCAGTCCAAGATTCTTTTTTCCAAGATCAGACAAACTTCCATCGTTTTCAATCTGAAACCCGGTCATTTTCCCCATTGTTTGCGTCAAACGATTTTTAAAGGATTCTCCGTATTCCTCTGCATTTTGGTAACCATATTTCTTGTATTCCTTGCCCCATTCAGAAGCAATCTTCCCCATTGTGGTATCAAAATAATTAAATTCTTCAATGTAATCCATGGATGATTCTACGGCACCACGCAAATATTCACCAATCCCTCGAAGAGAGCGGAATCCAACATACAGCTTAGCCAATTTGCTGATCAGATTTCCCGTAGAGCTAGTAGTCCCATGAAAGATTGGAATCAACGCTTTGAGACGACTTCCAAACGCAGACACAGCATTTCCACGCAATGAGGACATAAGATTTCTCAACTTACTACCAAAACTAGATGCAGAATTTCCTGCCTGTTGAGATTCTGTCCAAATAGAATGAAACCCCTGTTTCACTCTATCGAATGTACTAAGACTCTGTTCACCTCCAACAGATTCTTTCAAATCTGCCTTATACTTTTTCAAAGCACCATCGGTCTTTAAGATTTCCTTGTAAGTATTATCAAAAGCCTTGTCACCAAATCCAAAACCATCTGCTTTAAGTTGTTTGAGATCTACTTTTAATTTCTGGAGTTTTACATCTAAGCTGTCCGTTGATTTAATATCTGTCTCTAATCCATTTGCCCTCTCATTTAAGGCAGCTTTGTATACTTTGGCTTCTTTAACTACTTTCTGTAATGCAATATATGCCTCATCCCACTCATCAGTTCCTAAACTCTTCCCACTTTTTTCAATACTTGCAAGCTGAGCTTTCGCCTCTGCTATTTTTCCCGCAAAGCCTTGTACTGCACTTTCTGCACGATTCACCTGTTCTAGCGACTCTTTCAAAGACTCTGCCGAAGCATCTACCGAATATTTAGCACTTTTTGGCACACGTCCCGTATTTAGCATTGTTTTGGCCACAGCTTTTGTTTCGGAAAATCCGTTTCCAGCATCCGAGCGAATGATAGGAATGGATGCTAAATCCTGCACCTTGTGAGTTTTCATCTGTGAGATCTTCTGTTCCAATTCTGATAATTTATTCAAAGAAGCAGCTATATCATACTGTAAACTACGGAATGTTTTATTCTCTGGTGACGAATTTCCAACTGCTAACGCTTTCTGCTCTTTTTCACTTAATTGATCCAGTTTGTTGCGTAGTTTATCTGCCTCTTTCTCAATTTCTGACAAATTGTTAGATAATGCATTACCGGTACCTGCACTAGAAAATTCATTTGCCAAGGACTGGACAGATTTCTTTACATTCTGAATACCCTTACTATCAAATTTCAGTCCGGAGCCCAGTGCCTTTTGTGCCATTGATACAGATTCCTGCAAAGAGCCCGCTGACTTTTCCACAGATTGTGCTGTATTCTCCAACTTTCTAGCATCTGCTAACTTATCCAAGCCTTTTGCAAGTTTCGTAAAATCAGAAGTTTTCACGCCACTCAATGCCTGTGCTGCTTTGGTAAAATGGCTCATACCGCTCGCAAATGCGTTAAGTTCATTGGCATTAAGACCGCCCAATGTACGGCGTAACTCCATCATCTTCTTTACAAGCTTATCCAACTGTTCGTTGGCACTTCGAGCAGACGCATCTACCTTAATGTTCAAACTATCTATTGCTGCCATTCTGCACCTCCTACGGTAAAAGAAAAGAGAGCAACCCATATTGGGCTGCTCTCCACTTAATGCTCAAATAACTCTTTTTTACGCTTTGCTCTCCGCTGCTGTCCTTCCATGATTTGTAATTGCATGACCAAAGCTTCTCTAGCTTCTTTAATTTCTTGTTCAGTATAACCATCATGCTCTTGTCGTTCGGAGGATTCCTTGCTTTCTCCAACTTCAAAAAGCGGCTTCTCAGGGTATTTCCCTCCAAAGCAAGCATTGATGGCACGCATTGTGTACAGACCATTTCGCCACATTGCATCTTCCTTCTGCTGCAATCTCTCTTCGTATGCTTTACGAAATGCCGTCAGCTTGATAGGATTCAGGTGCCAAAACAAGTCATACGGACAGCCATACAGCAAAGCTTTTGGCAGAAATTCTTCCCAAATCAGCTCTGAAAATCGTTTTCTTTGCCCTCCGCTCTCGCTTCCATTGCTGCTTTCTGCGCTTTGGTTGGCTTCTTCCGCTGATGATCCATCGGTTTCTTCGGCTGTTTCTTCTGTTTGCTCTTGACCAGACTCTCCATGTTCTCCAGAATGTCTTCCATTCCGGTTCGCTTGAAAAAACCATCTTTCTCCATCTGCTCTGCAATAGAAGTACAAAGAGCATAGTAAGATGTTGCTCTTTCATCTTCAGGATTTTCCTTGCAAAACTGTTTATACAAACGTCTCGCATCTGCACGACTTGTAATTGTTCCGTCTCCATCTGGTCCCGTTCCGTGATTTTCCAGTAAACCAGCATAAAACATGTCCATTGCCATTCTTGGTAGATCTGAAAGACTCATCAGAAAATCTCTCACCTGCATCTCTTCCGAATGTTTACTGTCAATCTTTGCCGTCATCATGCCGCCAAAAATATCCATTGCTGCATCAATACACTCATGACACTCTGCTGCTTCAAATGTATATTCCAAAATATACTCTTTACCATTCACTGTAATGTTCATATCAAATCTCTCCTTTTCTTTCTCATGAAAGGGGACACTGATTTGTCCCCCCTCAAAAAAATATCATGTTGCTCTAGCAACTGCTTAGGCTGCCACTGGCTCAATAGATTCTCCAAGTCCATCGTACTCATTGATGACATTGGAAATCTGGATATCCAATTTACTACCAGGTTCTAAATCCGGCATAGGAATCTCTCCCGGTTCAAACTTAAGAAAATAAGAACCAAAGCCGGGGATATAAATGTCTGCCCATGTAGCTTTTCCTGCCGCCTTACCTTCCAAAGATGCATCTAATAATGCATCCCAAGCCGTAACAAAATCTCTTGACCCGTTGAAGTTAAGATTCCAGTCTCCACCAGTATCACCAACACCAGCAATGTACTGTTTGATCTTATCCTCAAAACAGGATACATCGATCTTATCTTTAGTGACATTGATCCCGGCAATCTTGCTGCATCGCTTGATCCAAGTAAATGCCTTTGGCTTGGTTCCAGCTGTCTCCTCAACAGCCCATCCAAATTTTACGCCAATCGTAGATAAATCCATCTTCTTTTCCTCCTTTTTTTGGAAAACAAAAAGAACCTCGAAATCTCGAAGTCCTTTCATTTACTGTTTCTATCATAAAAATGCCAAAGCATTCTTATTTCATATTCTTTTTTACAACTCATCACCGTCCCCTACAATCCTTCGGAATCTCGCAATAATCCGGAAATACTCCCGATTATCCGGGTACGGACCCGCAATCAGATCATACCCCATGCTAAGCATCACATTTCCTGCCGCATCCATGATCTTTCTCGCTTCTGTCTGCGATCCATTTGGCGATGCTGCCGAATACGCATGTAACTCAATCGTGGATGTGATGTAGCACTGCGTATTCTGGAAGTCTCTGCCTGCTGTGGGTTCTCCAAGCGATTTGATATACAAACACGGAAACTGTGTCGGTGCACTGGATGAATCCGTAGAAGTCAGATACAACTTCGGATACGGTGCATCCGGATCTGTTTTCAGCCTCTGCATCATACGCTTATTAACCTTGTTCCATACGCTAAGCACCGGCAAACACCTCCCTCGCTATCTCCTCTATTCTTTCCCGCAGATCCATACCGGTCTGGTACAAAAAAGGACGGCTTGGCATTCCCTTTGTCCAATGCCATTCGCCATCCTTAAAATAATACCAACCCATATCGCCATGCTGATTCACATCATATTTCCACCCCACAATGGAAGTATCCGGATGTGGGGATTCCTGACCTACGATGCCGGGACCAAACTCCACATATGCTGCCCACGGGCAATCCGTGATCACAAGCCAGCTTGCACCATCCGGAACAGAGCCACTATACTCTGCACGAATGCTTGAAAACAGCTCACCACTGTAAATTGCGTCAAAGTCCGCAATGTTCACTCTGGCAATCTCCACACCAATCTCCGCCACACGCTGGGCAAGAATACGGCATTTATTTGTAAGCTGTTCCTGATATGCCTGCATTTCTTTAATGGCAGCGTCAATAGAGGAGAGGCTGTCGTAGGTGAAATTTATTTGTTTTGACATAATCCTACCTACTTTAACAATATTATTTCTTTACAACTTATTCTTTTTCCTGCCTGTAATTTTTTCATATTGTTCATCACTGCCATCATATTTTTTCTTTTGCATTGCCATAGATAACTGTGCTGTTGCAAAATTATCGTCCAAAAAATAATATATATCATTCATGCATTCTGCAATTTGTATTTTCTCGCCTAAAAGAATTTCAAAATCATTTTTCATTAAATCAAATACTTTCTCATATACCTCAATTCTGTGAGCAGTATGGTCATGAAAACTTGCCATCATTATTGTTTCTGCAACACGATATTTGTTTATCTTTATAGGATTAAATTGATGAACAATATATTTTTTAAACTCAGGGGAAATACTTTTGTCAAACACTTCCTTAGATGCCACAAAATCACTTTGAGCCAAATGAAATGTCCAATTTCTTACATCTCTTAACTCTTTTAAATCTTCATCAACATCCCTAGGTATATCTGATAACTTGTATTTAGTTTTATTCATTAGTTTTCTAAACATAATATAAGAAAACCCTGTGCTTGCTTCATCCACAAAACCTTTTAGTAAGCAATGTGATACATTTTGTATTTTGTCTTTCCATTCTTCACAAATATCAAAATCAATATATTGCTTATTTTGTTTAATTATTTCTTCTAAATACAAGCCTAACTGGCCATTATATCGAATATATTTTTCCAACAGAGGATAGATATACTCAATCAAGCCGTATAAAGCATACAAATAATCATCTTTATTGTTGAAATTCATATTTTTATAATTCTTTTTCCCCATAACATCACACTCCTTTCATCGCTATTATACGATAAAAGGAGCTACATTGGAACATTATTCTACAACAACCCAATCCTCAGCAAGCATATCAGCCTGTGATGCAAGCCATCCCATCTGCACGCCAGATGTCCCAACAAAGGCAATAGCCTTATTTCCGATTGCTTCATGCTCACAATTTACAATCTCGTCATCTGCGGACTTATAAGAAATGCTTGTTGCTAACTGAATGTACTGTTCTTTCCCATTCCATCCCTCACGAGCAACCTTACACCCTTTCTTCAAAAGCTCCAAAGCGATACCAAATGTCATGCCCATGCAATCTCTGTATGCTTCCTCAAACTGCTTTTTCGGTGACCAACTCTCATATCCATCGGAATACATTACCAAATACCCCTCATCCGCCGGATTTTCATCCTTTGGAATATTCCAGCCACGGTATTTATTGTAATCTCCTCTGTTCATGGGTCTTGCTTTGATCATCTTTGTACCAATATACTGTTTCACTATAAATCTCTCCTTTACCAATCCTCTAAATCACCACTCGAATCCTGCTCCGGCTCTTCTGTAGTGTTATCTGTCTCCTGTTCCATATCTTCCACAACACTCTGTGCAATCAGCTTCACGGCAATACGCAGACTTTGCATTCCATCCAACGGATGTGCCGCCACCTTATAATTTGCACTGGACGGATCAACAGAACCATCATCAAGATATAACGGCTCCTTTCCAATCCATAAAAGCGTTGTTTCCGTGATCGGCAACCCCATATCTGTGCTACAGATAATGCGATCATAATCCACCGATGTTCCAAATGGATTCTCCTGTGCATTGCTCTGTCCCGTACTAAGGCTTGCCCGGAATGCCACTGGCTTCTTGTATCCGGCTTTACACTCCAGCACGTCATCGCCTACCGGCATCTGCTTATCATACAGCGCATAATACATTTTGCGCTTATTTCTCTTTAACTGCTTTCGCATAAACATCTCTCCCCATAATTGGTATCGCTCCCAGCCTCCACATAGATACCGCCCTGCTTGACATAAGGAGAGATTCTAAGGAATCGCCAAGCGTACCACTTGATTCTCTAATAGACCTGCGCAATCGGTACTACTCCTGCAAAAACGCTGTCTCTGCTTTCCCAGCTAACAGAAATTCCATTGTCCGAATTGGATTTCTGGAACTCGCCACCAACCATGCCATAATCGTACATGGCAAGATTTTTGATATTGGAAAAGTAATTCTGCAGATCGTTGACCACATATTCCTCCGTGTAGCGTCCTGCATAATTGCGTTTCTGCTTTACCTCCCGCACAGCCCCCTTGATCTTTGACTGCAAGAGAAGAATATCCTGCTCAGATTCTACTTCCAATTCAATTTTCAATTCCGACAGAATCTCATTGATCAGCGTTTCTTCTGTCAGGACATCCTTCTCTTCATTAGTCATAATCTACTCCTTTTCCTCTGTAGCAGCCTTTGGCTTTCTGCCTGATTTCTTATCCTCTGCCACATTCTCTACAACCACATTTTCCTCTTTCAGCTGTTTCCATCCGCTGTTGATAAATGCCTCTAACTGCACCTTACTTTCAACCTCATTGGTCATTCCATCTTTTTCAACTTTGTACATATTTCCGCCTCCTACTCTGCGCTCTTATGAACACCAATTGCACATGCCTTCTCTTTTAATACAAAAGCATCATATCTGACACGACCTTCTACAAGCCAACCAGAGATACCAGGTGCATCTGTATGGATCTTGTACTCTTGCAATTTAACTGGCGATGGCATAACGATCGCATTCGTAATGATAAAATCAACATTTTTAGGGAATCTATTCGTAGGAGCCTTAATAGCAGGTACCCCATCAATATCACCTACAATGCCGGTAATTGCAATTTGTGTGGCCATATCACCTTTTTTGGTGAACGACTCATCCAGCTTGATCTTATTGTAGTATGCAGGTGTGCACAATACCACTCGTCCAAACTGTGGAGCTTCATTATCATCCAAAATGCCCTGCACTGCCAAAAACTCTTCATAAGCGTTTTCCTTAGTAGTCGCAAGCGTTTTTACATTTGCTACCGGTGCACCAGCAACCAATGTTGAAATACGATATGTATCTACTTCCGGAATGACAACCTCATCAATCTGACGGCGTAAAGCCTTTCCAGCTTCCATCACCATCATTGTGTCATCATAATTCTTGCGATCGATCGTAAAAGTAAAAGAACGATCCTGTTTAAGAGTCATTTCCTGAGTCTCGTTGCCAAGTTCCTCTGGCGTACCATAACGATTGGTACCAGACAATGAATAATCATTCATAGCTGATGTTGGAATGGAATACACATTAACCGTGGATACTCCGATCCAGTCAAACTCACCGTTTACAATTCCATTAGTCAAGGAGCCTGTAGAAAATCTCTCATCTACATTCTGTGAATATTTGCTTGCATAATTTACTGCCATAATCATACCTCACTTTTCAAATCTTTGTTTACATGTTGAAACCTTTCAAAAAAGCATCTTCATCATCATCTGAGTTTCCAGCTGGTGGATTCGGCATAGACTTCATCCAATCAGCTTTCATTGTTTTTTCCTTTTCCTCGATAAAAGTCTGCTGAATGCTGAAAAGCTCATCAGTGTCGTTATCACACTGTGCTGTCGCTGCCTTTGCAGCCAGATCCGCAGGATATCCAAGTGTAAGGAAATTCTTCTCAAACTTTGTAATTGTATTTTCACGAAGCAGCTTCTGAAACTGTTCCTCCCTCTCGGCTTCTTTCTCTGCCTTTTCCTGCAAAGCAATCTCCTCCGCAGTCTGCTTCTCACGCAACTGCTTTTTGTAGCTTGCCGCTTCGCTGGTTGCCTTATCATTTGCCTTTTTCAGTTTTGCATTCTGCACCTTAAGCTGTGCCACCTGTTCTGCAAGACTGACATCGTCATCGCCAGCATCCGGATCATCTTTGTTTGATCCTTCGCCAGACTTTCCGCCTGTCGCAGATGTATCTCCGGCATCACCGTCACCGCCTGCAGGAGGCTCTGCAAATAACTGTAAATTCATCGGGATAAACTCTTTCTTTCTCATATCACTACCTCATTTCTGCGTTTTCAGATCTTCTCTGATCATCATTGCGTTTTAAAATCTTCTCTGATTTCTGATTGTCCGCGAAATTTGTATTGCGCTTTCTCTAGCGCACAACAAAAAGACGCTTATCTCAGTTGTGAGGTAAACGCCTTTCATTGATCATATTAAATTTTCGGATTTCTCCTTATACAAAATATAACACATTGGAAATGTGAATTGTGTGAAAGTCTGTTTTTGCCATACATATATTTGACATCTGCTCCATATAATGATAGTATATCTAAAAGATATCTTTGAGGAGTAGATACCTTGCCCCCATATTTGGGCGAGGCCATCTACTCCTCTTTTTTACTTCTTTTATAAATATTGAGAATATTTCCATCTTTAGATAAAATTATCTTATCTATAAATTTTGTATGACTTGAACGATACACGTCCGTAATCTGTCCACGTATTTCTTCCACTGTCAATGGACATTTTGTAATATCAATAACAAAATTGTTAGCCTGTCTTTTCTTCTTTGAAACCATATTATATATAACTGCTTTTCCCTGTCCTATAGGCTCCTTTATATCATACGGCTCATTATTTATAAAAATATCTGGCGTTGATACTTTTTGCGGATACAACACTCTTGGAATCATTTTTACATCTGCACCAAGTAAATCCGCCAAACTCTGTGCAATTCTCCTTTCACTTTCTGAATAATCTAAAACAACATTTTTCCCATCTACCGAATATGTATTGCCTTCTTTTTCATATTCCTCCTCATCGCTCACTGTTCCCACCAGTTTTTTACCAAGCTCCAAATATTCCTCTGTAACATCCACAAAAAGTGTCTGTTCACCTTTGCCTTGATCTTTATCATTTTTTACGTCATCTTTTAATATCCGCTTGTCATCCTGCAAATACTCCACCGAGCACCGGCAGTTCACAATCTCTTCCAAACCCGCTCCCAAAGAATCGTCCTTCGGATACATCATCACATATTTTCCAACACGAAACGGGCGGCTGATATCGACAACCTGTCCATCTACATCCGCATGATCTGCCCTGACTCTCTCATCCCGGTAGGACTTCCACCTCTTCTTAGTACAGCCATTTTTCACAGCAGTAATGTATTCATCCCCATTCAAAATTGCATTAGCTTCATTCTCCGCTACATTGGTGGCTCGATCCACAGAAACCACATAGGGATCCTGTGGTTTATTCGCTTTGCTGGTAGTCAATGATCCACCTTTTAAGGTTGTGTCTACAATACTGTCACACACCTTCCGGATATATCGCTGCATTTTCTGATCCGGCTCTGCCACCTTTTGCACCGATGATAAGTATCTCTTTTGAAATGCTTCTGAAAGATACTGTTTATCCTGGTTTCGTTTTGACAAGGCAAATAAAAAAAGCACATCCGCCAGCAGCAAATTTGCTAAACGGACACGCTTTTCTTTCTCTTCCTCACTGATCTGCATATTTTCAAAATAATCATGAATCGGTATTTTCTTCCGGGTAGCTTTGTGTCGATCGTCCTTGGTTGTTTCGGTCGTTGAAAGAGTATTTAACTCATCAAAATTTGTTAATCCCATCGTTCATCCCTCCACTCTACGCATTGGCAAATGGAGTTGCCTGCGGCTGATCTGACATATCCGGCATATTCTTTCCATCCATTGTTGTCTGTTCGTCCGAATCATTAACCTTACCTTCCGATGCTGTATCCACAGGCTCTGATCCTTTCAATTTACTTTCCAAAAGCTTATTGACCATTTCCTCGCTGTCCAGCACAAACTGCTGTGCATCGGTCGTAAAGCCTGCCAGCTCTGTTGCCTTGAGCAGATCAGCGCCGTTCTGAATCAAAGTTGCCCAGGAATTGACTTTCGTTGCCAGATCGTAGGTCCTGTTTCTATCAAACTTCGGTTCAATATCTGCGAGTTTCAAATTTCGCACCTCTTCCGGCACATCCACATCATTGTTGAAAATCTCCAACATAATGCGAATACATTCTTTCTCTGACTTCTTAGTCAACTGTGACTTTTTCAATGCAGAAAGCTCCGCTGCCTGCCATCCGTTTGATAGATTCATTGCCGATCCGGTAGAACCACCGCCCTGCTCCTGCCGTCCCGGCACATTCGTTTTCTCGTGGATGCGATCAATAAAATTCTGTATCAGTGTTTGGATCCCGTCCTGTGACATTTCTTTCGACAAATATGCCATTTTCGGATCATGTCCATTGCCGGTAGACTTTGTTTCGATTAATGCTCCGTTTCTTACGGTGGAATTACCATTCTCATCCTTTGGCAATTCCGCGTTATGCACCCACAGCAATGACTGCACACACTGGACAATATCATTCACTCTGTCCGATGTTACGACATTTAAGGCGTCAATCTCCGAAATTACACGCTCAAAACATCCCATTCGGTCATAATCGTTGATATACTCAACAATAGGGATTGCCGCCGGTATATTCTTTCTCCCATTTCCATTGGACACAAACCACCTTTCTCGCTTTTTTTCTTTATTCATCTTAATAATATTTTCGACCTCATAATAGGTATCCTTTGTATAACAACCATAAGTCGAATTTCCACTCTGATCGGTGATGTATGACACGCCCATAATTGGTCTGCGATACACATCATTGGAATACACGATAAAAGTACTCATTGGATTTAACGTCAGAATATCCACAACTGAACTTCCAAACCGATACTGATCCGGCTTTGCCTTAATCAGCCGATATCCAACTCCACAGATTTCAATAAACCTCGCCAGCTCCTGATCTGCAGATGGCTTGTTTTCTTCCTCCATCATCTCATTGAGCATTGCAATACCGACATTGTCCGCATCTTTGTTATTTTCCCGGATTCCCTTGTTGGCTCGCTGTACATATCGGATTGGCGATCCCCATTCGTACCCCAACTTAAACTCTGTAATCTCCGCAGCCATATTGTCCTTGACCTTGATGTTAATCTCCGGACGAATCATTTTGATTCGATTATCAATCGGTTGGATACCACGCTCATAATCCAGCAGGAACTTAATTGCTGTACGGTTTTGCTCATGTACAATCAAGGCATCCTGAAGCACTTTTATAACATTATCCTTCGTGATCTGCGTTATATCTGTAAATATCTGTTTTCTTCCAAACTGCACGACAATCCACCTCTTTCTGCATTGCATTATGTAAATGCATAGAAAAAGAGCCGCGGCGGTTTGTAGACCGTCTGGCTCTTTGATACTGTTTCATACTATCAAATTAGCATTATTTGAGTGTGAATTGTGTGAAAGTTACTTTCTATGCTCCAAACTGCATAAATCTGTCCTTGAACAATTCTCTTTCAATAGCCTTTTCGATATCGTCTTTATAAACAATCTGTATTACACCACCCACATTTATTTGCATTGTTTCTCTTGCTAGTGGCTGACTTGCATTTACTCCTGAAGATTGCCCGCATGGTTCTAAATAAGCCAATGCTTCCATTTTCTTATGATTACATTCATTTTTCTTTGGACATTTACGACATTTATCTGACAATTTAGATACCCCCATAATCTCATACCTCGCATTCTAAGCTACATACCTATCCACCACTTTCGACACCGTACTCCGATCCATATACAGCTTGTCAGCCACTTCCTGTTGTGTCATACCGTCCCGGTAAAGATACTCGAAGATCAAGCGATCCCTGCTGTCAAAAATAGTCGTCAGGAAGATATCAACCTCTAACTGCAACTTCTCCAGCTCGATTCGCTCATTATGCAGTTTCACGATCAACTCATACTGTTTATCTTTCCAATATTTCCTGTCCTTTACCTCACTGCCACACACCGTCACCATGGTTCTCTGATATGGAAACTGCTTATTGGAAGACTGCACCTTTCCAAGATATGCCTCCGGTGGATTATCTTTATAATGCTGCAGCTTCTCTTCGTCCTTACGGATCACTTCCGATAAAAATCTATACTGCTTCAAAATATCCTTCGTCATCTGAACCCCTCCTAAAATGTTCTCTGTGATACATTCGCTTTACAAATGGTAGCCCCATTTGCAAGCATTACTAACTGTGTAATTCCATCTGCTGCATCATCATGATCGTTCTTCCCAATCTGCACAAACATATTTAACTCATCCATCGCATCATGGTATTCTTTGTCCCTCTTATTGGCCGCAAGGAATTTACATCTTCTCTTTATGTCCGGTGCATACTGAATGATCTTTGCCAGCTTGCTCATGGTATTTGGTGCCTTGCTGGAAGATATGCTGCATTTGTATCCCTCCTTTTGGAGCATGTCGTCAATCTTGTCCGCATACTCATCACCACCGTTATTTCCCTCAAAATGTTCCATCTGCGGTTTATGATACAATGTTTTTCCAACCACAATCGGCTGTGTTACCGTCTTATCTCCACGGTTAAAAATCCAATCAGGAACATAGATATATCCGTCATCATATTCGTACCCAAACGGCATCGACAGACTATCACCACCGCCCCAGGCTACATCACAGGCTGCCAATACACGGATCAGGCTGCTCTCCGGCGGCAACACGCCATTGTAGGTCTGCAATTCATCCTCTGGGAAAAGCAGTCCCTCACGCACAAATGGTCGCTGCTGGTATTTCGCCTCCCATTCGTTCTTATCCAAACGACTCTTCACATTCAGGAAATATTCCGTTGAAAATCCCTTGCCATAGTCGTAAACAAAATTGGACTCCCCATTCTCATTCAGTGCTGGAATCTTTCTGAAACGGTATCGTGGGTTATCCTTGTACTGTTTCTCTACTTTGCCAAGCGGATCCAGAATATTCCATCTAGTACCTACCATCAATTCTCTTGTACCGTCATTCTTACGATCAACAAGCAAGTTAAGATAATCCTGGTATCTGCCCTCTAATCGTGACGGAGACAAACTCTCCTGCCTGTCACGAACCATATCATCGACATACAGATAACCGTCCCATGATATATCAACCGCCCCCGTCCATGTACCCTCAATACCACGACAGGTTAATGTGGCAAAACGATCCGGATCGTTCAAAGTCACCTCTCTATTTTCCGCTGACTTTTTTTGCAAGAATGTCTGTGGGAATATATCCAGAAAATGATACTGTCTTTTTTCTTCCGGTACATCCAATTCCATAAGGTTAAGTGCTTCACCATAAAATCCACCTGCCAAGATACCACTGTGTCCTGACATCGCATTATGGCTATTGGGACGCTTTCCCATAATCCACGCCATGAAGAAAATGCATATTGTAGACTTGCCAACACGAGGGGGCATGGATAACCCATAAAAATCCAACTTGCCATCTTCCAAGTCCTGCAAATCATCAACTACCACTTTCAGTGTTCGTCGGCGTGGCATATAAAATCTCTTGTCCGGTGCCCGATCCTTTTCCATGTAATACAGAAAATCTTCAAAGAAATACGGTGCCAGCATCAGAGTAGCTTTCCAATACAGGGTTGCGAACTCAATGCTATTCTTCTTTCGACTCTCCTTTGCCGCAATCTGCTGTACTTCCTTTGCCTGCTGCAATGCAAAATTCAGATCATCTTTCTTTTCCTCGATTGCCATATCAAGCAATGCGCTAGCAAATTTTATATTAGTTAGGTTTTTTCGATGCAGTCCTGCTATAATTTTCTTGTTTTGTTCTGACATAAAAAAGACACCTCCATCAAAGCAGAGATGCCTTCGCAAATCTGCCTGTAATTGTTTCAGGTTAGCGACTACAACTGTTTGTAGCCGGTAATGTATTATTTATTGTATTTTTCAACTATATCTGCAATCTTCATTTTTCCTATCCGAGGTGGACAACAGATAAACAGTTGCAGATCATGTTCTTTCGCTTCTTGCATTTTATTCAAAAGCATCATTTGCGCTGAATTAAGTTTATATCCTAATTTTTCTGCATATTCGATAATTGTCATGCACATACATCCTCCTTAAAATCTGCCGCGTACCATTGACCAAATAAATCGGATAGACAGGATTTGAACCCATGACCTCTTAGCGAACTAAGTATTCTCCCAACTGAACTACTATCCGATACCGCAAGTTCACAGCATCTACTTACGGTTTGAACTGCTTTTGTTGCTGTATTTGTACAGTTCATACGGACTTTGTTATACCGTTCTCGAACCATCCCTAATGATGTTTGCCGAGAATAAATTGATAATGCCAACAGCTAGTTTCTGTTCTTCCATTGCCGACATTGGTTTCTGCACAAGTGTTGACACAACGCAGAGTGCGGGACTCGAACCCACAAGCCGAATTAACAATCGACAGATTAGCAATCTGCTCCAATACCATTATGGAAACTCTGCTTGCGATGGCATTTTACCCAAGTTACCATCGTCCATATGCTTGGAACCTATTTCATCACGGCTAGGTAACCTCCGTCTGTTGGCTGCTGTGCTTCGTCGACTTTATCAGCTAATTAAGGAGTTTCTGACACGACAGGGGATTGCACCATCTGCAATGGCTTATCTGTCGGAAGTATCACACCAACGGTTTTAGGCAAAAAAAATACCAACCACCTATTCGTTATTGAATATTGATGGTTGGTAAATTATCAAGTTCTGAAATATTGCTTTGCCATTTCCGCATGTTCATATATTTTTTCCCGTGGATAATTTAATTCATAATAATGCTCTAATGAATAATCAAAATAACTCTGCACTGCTCTAGCCACTTTAGGTATTCTTGACTTTACACACCATTTATGCCATCTATGTTCGAATCTGTGACTCGCAATCCTAGCCGATTCATCACAAAAAATTCCAAATGGAGGTGCTTTCTTTTCCCCCTTACTCGCCTGTATCATTGGCATCCCCAATAAAATGCTATCCACGTATTCCCTATTGTCTCCAAAATTTTTACAGCATGTATCCGGAATTTCTCTTCCATGAGTTACAGGTCCATATGCTAGTGCACCTTTAACCAAAAAACGATGATAGTCATTTTCTTCGGAAATCAATGTATCACTTAAATCAATAAATAGTTTTCTGATAAATTCAGCCATATCCTTATCTGATGGTGTTGTAATATATGCACCATCCATAACAGGATATAAACGAATATCTTTCTTTTTAACTGCCTCCAATATTGCCGCATGCAATCTACAAATAAAGAATGAACTTGTCTTAACCGAACTACTCATGCTATTTTTTGTTCCCATAATATCCACCCATAACACATATTCATTAACCATTGATGGAAAATCTTTATCATTAAAATATATGCTTGACATACAATTTCTCCTCCTTCGTAAATTAATAGAAGAAATTGTATCATACCTACCATCAATATTCAATTATCAAAGTGCAATTTCGTCCGACAAATTTCGACATCACTTTTTATTTGCCCGAATGATCTGCGAAATCTTCGGCTGTGAACATCCCATCTCATCAGCAATCTTTTTCTGTGACCACTTTGCTTTATAAAGAGCCATCACCTTACCCTCATCAATTAATTTCTTTTCTCTTTCCAACTTATCAGGTATTACGAGCTCAACGGTGCCCTTTTCAATGGCTTCATTAATCCCATCCATCAGATCATCAACAATAATGTGATCTTTTGCAGTCTCACTCTTCGCCTGTTCCTCAAATATGCTCTGTTTTTCTGCCCCATTCTTTCGATCCAATTCCATTACCGTCATCAGACAATAATTCGCCAGATCAAGACAGGTATCTCGGAGGCCCTCATCCAGTACTCTCTGTTTTGCGCCGCCAGCAAGATTTTCCAATCGATTCCATTTATCTTCCATGCGGACCAGTGCTGCCGTAACCCCATATTTACCAAATGATCTTGAAAAGCTGTCTCCGTAGTCATGATTCTTCCGCACATATACATCATGCAGAAATTCAACCAATTTTTTGTGTTCTTCGATCTGATTCATGTTTTCTCCTGCCTTTCTCTTCTTTGAATCTTCTAATTGCAACGATGTCAGGAACAAGGTTCTCCGGCACCTTAATAACCGTAATCAACTTCTGGTTGTGAAATATGTATGCCATATCTCCATATAGCCGGATCTGATTGGCAGATTTATTGTAAAAATACAAACTGTCAACCCACTTTTGCAGATTTCCTGATGTCTCTGCATGCCGCACACCTAACTGATACACTTTCTTTGCCATTTTGTTGATTGAGTTCTTCCCAATACCGCATCTCTGTTTCATACGATATTTGGCATGCTTTGTTACGATCGTATGTACCACCCTCCTCCATATCCTTTTTTCAAATAATCCCCGCTGTGCTTTTGACACACATTCACTGCTCTTGCTACAGGGAAAAGGTGTAATAAAAAACTAGATTGGCATCTAGATCCACAATATCCCACTGTAAGAGAGGATTCAAACCAGTGGGAACAGGCATAGCAGGACTCAAACCTGCAACATCTTGATTAACAATCAAGCGTTCTACCGCTGAACTATATGCCACTAACCGATTTTCACCGGTTAGCATTCATGTTTATCGTGTCATGCTTAACACTATCTACTTCTTATTTGTCACAGTGAACGGAACGACAGATTCAGGAATATAATTGACCTCATATTTGTACTTATTCACTTTGGCACCACCAATATCTTCCACTACATACATGGTTTCCTGATTCAGGCCAACGATATGTTTTTTGTATGATCCATCCTCCATTTCACAGATCACATTGATTTTATTCTTGTTTTCCACTTCGAGAGAAAATGCACCGATGAGTTCAAATTCTACCTTGTCCGTTCTTGAATTGATTACCGCTAATCTCCGCAGCACATTGAAGTTATCTGCTTCCTGAGAGACATTCTCTGACACTTTTTCCGCTTCCGTACATCCTGTTAATGACATGGTTAATGCCACTGTCAATAACACCGCCAACAATTTCTTTTTCATTTCATCACCTTTTCCTTTCTGCTAATTCATGATCAAATATATGATTGTTCCACCAAAGCCAAGTGACAAGATCTTGAAGCCTACACTTGTGCCTGTATTTTTTTCTTTGCAATCCAACACAATCATCCACAACAACATCGCTATGTTGAATATGATTGTTGCCATTTTCAAAGCCTGCATACTACATCTCCTTTTTTTGTTTTTAAGATTTTTTGCATCTATTAATTCATGCTTACAATCATTCGTTCCCGATGCAAGACACTTTTTTGTTTTTTCGTTCCTTGAGGGGCTGAGCAAAGGGCTGACGCCCTCGCCTGTAACCCCCGCCCCCCTCTTTTTGCGGAGTTCGTATAATATGCAAAAAACGAACTTTCCTTAGTTTACAGCGTTTACATCCTGTGCTATACTATTTATACGAACTAAACCACTTGCAAAATACGAACTCAAAAGGAGTGATCACATGAACAAAAAAACAGTAGCCTTGGACCAGCAACAATACAAAACCATCATATCAACCATCCGAAGCGGCTTTGTCTGGAACAAACATTCTTTCAAACCAAACGAACGCCTAGCTACTATCCTTGTTTTGCAAGCAAATCTAGGATTGCGGATATCCGACATATTGCAATTGCATATCAAAGACATTATCAAAGATGGCAGCAGGTACCGCCTTGACATATGCGAGCAAAAGACCGGCAAAGTCAGAACATTTACCGTTATACCTGACATCTATAACTATATCCTGCGATACGCAACGGACCATGGGATCAATAGCCAAGCCAAACTCTTTGACATATCAAACAGAGCTGTGCAAAAGCAACTCAAAATCGTATGTGATTATTTAGGCTATGATAACATCAGTACGCATAGTTTCCGCAAGTTTTATGCAACTGAAATCTATAAAAATAACGACTGCGACATTGAGTTAGTGCGCCATCTGCTACAGCACTCATCAACGGCTATCACCCAACGCTACATCGGAATTCAACCGCCTAAGATAGAACAAGCCATTAGCAAACATATTTGCTTACTTTAAGCTCAACGCATCAAATGCATCACATTCAATTGTGGTGCATTTTTTATATCAATT